GTTTGCCGTGTGACCAGAGGTCGTCTGCCCATTCGTCCATGAGAACTTCGCCCTTAGCCATGATGACAACACGCCACCTGGACGTAACATGCTTTTCTTCTTCGGGGCGTTGGGCGGCCGGAATGTCAGAGAAATCGTCGTACCATACTTCGTTTTCACGGAGCCAGTATTCGTATACCACGATCGACTTGTCGACGTCAGTACCTTTAGGACCGCGTTGAGGTCTACCGAAGCGTCCGACCGTGGACGCACCAGGATTGGAGAGCGTACCGCTACTTGGTATTTGCCCAGCGTTCGCCATCGGCATACGAGACTGTTCTTGCATGACTTGCGGACGTTCGTCGATCTGGACGTCGACGCCTGATCCAGTCGCTTCCAAAGCCATGCGAGATACAGGATACCGCCGTTCAATCTCATCGAGCGTCATTCTCCGTGCTTCAATACAGTATTGCATATCTTCGAGGGACGTTGCTTGGGGGTCGACGTAGAACGACCAGGGGTCTACGCGCACAAGCATGGCGTTGCCCATACCGCCGGCGCGTTCCTGATCCCACACAGATTTCAAGATGCCGATACCGTACATAGACGCATCCCATAGTGTCAGTTTCACTTGGGACGCGTAATCTTCTATAACCCAATTCGTATAGAGGACAGCACCAAGGTCATTCGCAAGTTTACATAGACCGTTGTAGAAGTCGCCGTGCGGGTCAGCAGAAGGCATACAGTCAATAGCGATATTGTTATCCATCATCCAGGCGATGATGGCGGATAACGTTGGGTAGATTTCTGAGGATCGTGGGGACGGCTGCCAGTTCTGAATACCCGTCGTATTGAAACGATTATGGACCAGACGCCAGTTGCGATTCCATTGGTCGTGGCGCGCCCGTCGGGCGTCTCTTGCCCGGATAAATAGTTGTCGTAGCCGGTTGATAAGTTCTAGTTCGTTATCGGCGTGGAGCGCAAGGGTCATTAACGCCTGCCTACATGAATGTGAACATATAGATTGCGGACGGGTTGGAGTTCAGGAGGACGTTCGCAGGACCGGCAGGGACAGAGATGCAGGAAGGGTTGGACGTGTTGAGCGTGAAACCTGTGTCGCCGGCCGCACCTTTGAGTAGCAGGACAGACGTGCAGTTGGCGGGCGGAGTGATGACCATTACTGTGGCGCCGAGAGGTAAGGGGACTGTTGTATCTGTGGACGCTATCGTGAGGATGCGTTCTGCGAACGTGGGAGTCGGGAGGGAGAGGGTGGAGTTGAGGCGGAACTGACCGACCGGCGTGAGCGTAATAGGATCAACCGTTTGGATTTGGATGAACGATGCGGTCATTTCGTATGTGCTCCGTTGGTCATTGTAGTCAGTAACGGATCGCGAACCGATAATGATTCGCCCACCTGTCTCCGTAACAAGATGGAATGTTGAGTCAATGAGAAGATAATCATAGATTATGAACTGTGGAGCCGGTGTCGTATCTACTACCGTTTGTGTCATGGGATTTGTGGGATTTGTGGGATCATCGGATTGGATACCAGAGCGTACCTGCCGTGACTCGTTTAGTACCCGTCGTCGTCCACTTATTCGGGTTTGCGTTATCCCAATCCTTTTGCACAACACAGGTGGCGCTAGCGGTTGTGGCGCGCATCGACCCGCCTACCGTAACTACCGCGCTGTTATCGTCGCAGGAGATTGCCGCCTGCCACTGCCCGCTCGTAACGGTCTTTGCTGTAAATGGTAGGTTGAATGTGAACGTTGTAGCGTTTGATGTGCCGCCCGTAAGGGTACGAGCCGCATAGCAACACCATCCGTTAACAACAAAGAACTGGTCGGCAATACTGGACGGCTGGCTTGCAAAGCCGGTAAACGTCGGAGTCCATGGAAACGACGCCGGAAAGTCGGGCGGTGCCCCGCCCAATGCCACACCCCATTCGGGGATCGTGTTGGTCTGGATCGCCCCGCTGTAAGCGATCACGTTGAGTGTCGTGTTAGATGACGCGTAGGTCGAGCTGGTCACGTAGCCGTAGGAGTAGCCGAAGGCAACCTGATACCAGTAGATCGGCGTACCAGCCGGTGTGATCGAACGCACGTCGGAGCCGACAACCGTGAGCGACGTGGTACTTGCGTAGTTGAGTTGCGCACCGAACGGACTGACGTACCAGCCGTTGAGCACACCTCTCGGCATGGCTCGCCAGGCGTAGGTAGAACCCGTTGCGTCGATGTCCCACACGTAGAGCAACCGGTCGGTGGTGTTGTAGTAGGTGTCGCCGACATTGAGACCGGCAGGAGCAGCAGCAGCGGTCCACGGCGGGAAGTTCTGCGTTCCGAATCGACGAGGCATATCAGACCATCACAACGCAACGGAACCCGGCTCCGAGCGCCGGGTTGTATCGGAGCGTTACCTGTGTCGTACTCGTTGCCTCCCAATCGACCTCGACGCGTTGATACGGCGACGCGCCGTTGATGACTGCGACGTGCACGTCACGCGACCCCAGATTATGCGTGACGACTTCGCCGGTCGCGTAGGCGACGTTCCCGGTGAGCGCCGCCGCGTACTTGTTGACCGTCCCACCTCCGGCCGGAGCAGCCCACGTCCCGTCGGCTCGCAAGAAGTTCGTCGTACCGCCGACCGATGTGGGTACCGCGCCTGGTGCGCTCCCCGCGAATGACGTGATCGCCAGCGTCCGGTCGGCAGAAAGGTCACCGCCGCCAGTGAGAGGCGCCGTCGTATTAATAAGGCGTGACGATGGGACACCGCCACTCGTACCTGACGCCTGCACTTGCATCTGTGTGTTGTTGTTAGGCGCAAACCCCGCCGACCCCGTTCTGACGTACGTGACTGGTATGATCCACCACGTGTTCCCGGTTTGTAGTACGGGATTGCCGGTCGCTGTGAACTCGACAAGTTCGTCTGCCGTCCCCGACTGGTACACATATATGTTGACGCCGGCAACAACGTTGGCTACTGGTACAATCGCACCATTCTGATCGTACGCGGACAAGTAAATGTTCGTTGTGGCAGATGGGGACGCGTTATTGAATCGTATGATGCCAGAACCTGGATCTGATGCTGTTATACTCGTTGACCAGCGATACGGAGATGCGCCTCCCCCCGCACCACCACCCGAAGATGGCGTCGTCCATCCCGTATCGAAGTCTGTCGCCGTGTTCTTCGTGAGTACTTGGCCGGACGTTCCGCCTGTTGGTACACCCGGCCCTGCTGGCCCCGTAGAACCTTGTGGTCCTGTAGCGCCCGTAGCACCAGGATTACCTTGCGGTCCGGTAGCACCTGTTGCGCCCGTATCGCCTTTCGGTCCTTGCGGTCCTGTTGGTCCCGCCGGTCCTTGTGGCCCTGTAAGCGCCATATCCGCAACTGTTGTTTTAACTGTTACGCCCGCTTGCCAGATAGGTACTTCTTCGGTGCGCGTAAGAGTAGACGCCGGTGGGAGCTGGTCTATCGTTCCATCAGCCACGCTTAGACTTCCTCGTCTTTGAACGCTTAGACTTACGCCCCTGACGTTTATGGTATGGTAGACCTTTGGATTTGGCGCCCTCATCGACCCAGCGTTGCGCTATATCAGGATGCTCCATCCACATATAGCGCCGCTGAGCCTCGGACTGAAATGGCATCAGGACTTACTAGACGAAGAAGATGATGAAGATGAGGACGTTTTAGTCGCAGGGAAATCTTCGCTTTTGTCCTTTGGCTTTGATTTCTGAACGTCGCAGCCTGCTTCTTCGTTGTGGTTGAGCGCTTCGCCAGCCGGGTTACCTTCGTCGTCTACTTCATCTTCCCATTCGACGTCGTGAGTTGCACAGTAGCTCATGTTATGATCGTCCTTTTCTTGTTTGTGAGATTCCAGTGTTTAGCGTATTTCTCGACTGATTGCCCGTGCTCACCGTCGTTGTTCGCTGTGGATTCTGTGTATGCGCGCTTCTCGGATGGGTATACGGGAGTGAAACGTTGCTCGTATCCTAAACGCTCTGACATTCTCTCCGCGCCTATTCTAAGCTGCTGCTCAAAGTCGCGGTTGGACGTTACTACTGATCCTGTCGTGTAGTTCCAGTATGCGTCGGGTGATGCTGGTGATACTTGTGGTAGAGATACGATTCGTATGTAGTTGCCGCCACAGTAGCAGAGAACGTCAGTATTCGACTCATCGACGAGCTTTCGTCCAATGGTCGCGAACTGTTGTGTCTCGTAGTCACTCCCGCAGTTATTGCAACGGTACTCGTACCACATTAGGCGAGTCTCATTTCGTCGTCAAGTAGTTGGTCGGTAAGATCATGTTGGATAGAACGCTGGTCGGACGTCTCAACAAACGGGCCGTCAGCACGCGACGCCGTCACCGCAATAGCCAAAGCCATAACAGCGTCATCGTGAACATCAGGGTTACTGTTACCCCAATCGCCGTTAGGACGAACAACATAATCACGTAACTGATCGTACGTAATTTGGTCGTGAAGTTTGAGCGAGCGGTCAATGACCATTCGGGATAGCGTCCCGATGCACCACGATTTCCTTTGCCAGTTAGTAGACCAACCGTACGCGTTAAACCCGCGCGGGATACGGTCAGGGGAGCGGTGCATCCAAATGTTAGGGTAGCCACGATTAATGATCGTAGCTACTGTTGCTTGGCCGCCGCCCTCAACCTCAGGACATAGCATAGCGTTATTGTAGAACTTACCTATGCGGATCATTTCGTCGCCGAGGGTCATCGGGTCGCAGCGACCATGCCACACAGCAACCTGCTCGAACGTTTTCCTGTTAATAACCTGGATGCAGGACGGGTCGCCTTCTACCGCGTATGACGGGTCGCCGGAAACAAAGTAGCGGTCTGTTCGGTCGTCGCCAGGCGCCGGCTGCTTATACACTATGAAGTTACCGGACGGCTCTTGGACGAACTTCACTCTGCCGTTCTGGACGTCATGTAGGATACCACGATGCCCGCGCTGCTTATCGAAACATTCTCGGAGAGACGTGAAAGAGAAGATGGGGCGGCCGGTAGTGATGAACGCTTCTTCGGCTGTTGCAGGATATTCCTGCATGAAGTAGTCGAGGTCGCCGTTCGCTCTATTAACAATCGCCCAACGCCGCCACTGTAGATTCTCGAACGTTGCGCCAAGTTTTAGAAGGTTTCGTTCGTCCGCGTCAAGCTCGGACTTGACGTGAAGCGTAGTAGGAGTTTGGTACTCGGGGTGAAGGTACCACGGGTAGAATACGGGGACGTATTCACTCTCGCCTTCTTCTGCTTCCATCCACGTTTTGTGGAACCAGTTGCCGACTCCGTTAGCTGTAGACTCCAATACAACAATGGTCCCGTGCTTATTCGGAATAGTCTGATTGAGACCCACCATAAGCGTTTCCGGGTCGGGGTAGAACGCGCACTCGCTCGCATGAACGGCATGGAGCGTAGATCCTCGTCCAGACGCAACGTTCTTAGCGGTCGCCACTTTAATGTGAGAACGAGTTTCCACCCATGAAAGTTCACGGCGCGTTGCATATTTCAGCGTGTAGAGCGGTCGGAACGGCCAGGTGTCCCAATACATTTTGGTTTTCTCGAACAGACCCGCGCTCGCCTCATTTTCGTGCGCGATAACCAGTCCGTTAGTTCCGTGGTGGATGAAGGACCAGTTAAAGATAGTCGCTTCGGTAGCGGTGGAGATTCCGAGCTGGCGAGCTTTAAGAGCGATAATACGGACAGGTTTCCCGGCGTTGTATTCACTCTCAATTGTCGTAATGAAATGGCGTTGTGCCCACGCGAAATCTGAGTCGATAGGGAACTTCTCAGTGGTCAGTCCTTTCGTTTGAATCGTCAATTCGCGGAGTAGAGGGCGCAAGTTCAATGACATTAGGGTCTGCTTCTGGTAGTACGCGCTGACCTTCAAACA